CATAGACTTGATCGACATACAACCACAACTTGTAGGAAGACTCACCTTTCTTGAACTTCATTGCCTCAATGAATCGGTGAATAATGAGTGGATCATTGTAAATCATCACTACATCTGGATTGACCATCTCCAAATACTCATGAATTTTGTTGAATCCAAATCCTTCTTCCTTTGGATCTTCGTTGGCAGCTGCATCGTATGCGATGACTCCAGATGGAACTTTACGTAAATTGCTAGCGGATGGGTGACGTTGAAATCCAAAATGATAGGTTTTTACTTTGGGAGCAAGCGTTGAAAGTTGCTTGAGAAGATTGAAGACAACCTTCGAGTATCCAGTGGTCTGATCGACATGTGTGCTTACGAGAACGAACCTCATTATGTAGTAGACTCTTTTCCCCTATAAATGACAAATGCAAGTCAACTCTGCGCAGGATTATCTGACGAACCAGAAACGACGTATCATTGCTAAATCTCTTTTGTCTTCGCCTCCTCCTCAGAAGCAAAGAACCAATGGTCAATACATTGGAATCCTTGCAAATAAATCTGAACGATACACGCGATTTGTAGGCGGAATCGGTATCAATACAGCAGGACCCGCTACACTTGGAACAACCTATTCATCTTCATGTTGCGTACCTGCCAATTCTGCATCCACGAGATATCTGGTCTAAACCATTCTAAGTAGATACTAATAATGCCAGGTGGTCTTCTCCAACTTGTTGCTATAGGAGCACAGAATGAACTTGTCAATGGAAGTCCATCCATGACCCATTTCAGAGCAGTATATCGTCGTCATACTAACTTTGCAATGGAGTCTATCCGAATGACCTTTGGGAGTTCAAATTTAGAGTTTTCTCCAACGTCTACTCGAACCATTTCATGTCGTATTGATCGGTACGCACAGATGCTTCATGATACCTATCTTGTATTGACACTTCCCGATATTTGGTCACCTCTTTCGTATCTTGGATTGAATATCAGACCTCCTACAGGATATGATCAACGATCCACTGCTATTGGATATGAATTCAAGTGGATTGAAAACATCGGATATAACTTGATTGATTCCGTTGAAATCACTGCAAATGGACAGAGTCTTCAACGACTCAGTGGTGAGTGGTTGAAGTTCTATTCCTATTTGACACATGATGCGAATAAGCGAGCGATTGTAGATCAGATGGTTGGAAACGTTCCTGAATTAAATGATCCAGGAAATGCCTATGGACGACTTGGTCAGTATCCACATTCCGTTGCTCCATTGAACCAACCTGGTGGAATTCCCAACACTAAGATTCCTGAACCATCGATTCGTTCACGTCAATTAGTTATTCCTTTACATTTCTGGTTTGCTGAGAATCCAGGTATGGCACTTCCGTTAGTCTCTATGCAAAACTCAGAAGTGTTTATCAATGTAACCTACCGACCTTTGAACCAATTGTTTACGATTGTCGATGTGAATCCTTCAAGTTCTACCTATGGACAACGTATTCGATCAAACGATGGTCTTGGAAGGTTCTTGTCACCCCCTCTTGTAGATGGAACCATTAGTAATCCTAGTTTGTCTACCTTTTTCCCAGATCCGTATTTGGAAGGCAACTTTATCTACTTGACTGAAATGGAGATGGCACAACTTGCAACTGCAGATCAGACCTTCCTTGTCAAGACCATTAAATTCGTCAATAATCCAGGACAATATGGAGGTAATTCAGACATTGAAATTCCATTCTTCAATTTAGTGACTCGTATTGTGTTTTCAACTCAGAGATCTGATAAGATTTTGACAAACGATTGGGACAATTACACGAACTGGGATGATCCTTATGTGGCTCCATTTACATCCACAGGAACCGCAAATGATGTCTTTTCATCGATTACTCAATCTAGTGAGTCACAGACCTTTATGTATTCAAGTGGACAACAGCAAATTAGTTCTGTTTATCCTCGTGATCCAATTGTTAACGGTCAAATTTTATTGGATGGAAAAGAACGCTTTTCAGTGAAACCCACTTCTTACTTCTCATTGCTTCAAATGTACAAGCACACAACCGGCGATAGTCCAGTTATACCAGGTGTCTACATGTATTCATTTGCTCTCAATAATGATTTGTATCAACCCAGTGGTGCGATCAATGGAAGTATGTTCAATAAAGTCATTCTACGACTTGGATTACAGCAACCTCTTCCAACTACACAAGGTGTTGCTTCTCAAGACACGGTGTGCGTTTTGAAATCTTCAGTCTTCAGTCCAAATCCAGTGATCATTACTGCAGCACAACTTGCATTAAGGAATCCAGATGGAACCTTGCTGTATCCTCCTGATTCAATTGTATCCGTTGTTCGAAATACAAATGGAGACAATGTCATCTTTGCGTACACTTATAATTTAGGTGTCTACGTAGAATCCATCAATTTCTTACGAATCGTTAGTGGTCTTGCGAATTTCGTGTTTGCTAACTAACAATGGGCATTACAATTAAACGTGCTACGTGGGGTGACGAGAAAGCAACCACGGATATTACTGCTTCAATGGTAGAGAAAGCAAAACCAGGATACCTTGATGTTGTCGCAGATAACAAACTAGTTCCAGCAGTGGATTTACTCACAGGAACTAAAGATATTTCGATTGATGACAGTGAAATGAATACGATTAAGCAAGATGCTGTAAAGAATTGTGGTGGAGCACAAGATCAGAAATGTATTGACTATCAAGTCAACATGATGCAGTCCAGTCTCTTACAGCAAAAGGTTGCCGAATCACAATCGTCTGCGAATATTGTAACAGGTCGTCGTCTTACGTTGACTTACATTGATGACAAAAACATTGAACGACAAGTAGCAATTCCAGATGGACAACAAGTAAAGTTTGGTGAAAAACCTAAATCATCGTTTAGTGTTCCTTCCATTTCATGGTCCGTGTTCGCTGGAGTTGGAACCACCTTCTTGTATTTTATCCTAGCAGTTCTAGGTGTAGTTCATGTGTATGCGGTTGCTTCAACGTATCGAACATTTGCTGAAATGGGTCTCACAACTGCTAAAGTTGTCTTGACTGCAATCGCGGCAATCATACCACTCTCAGGATTGTTGATTACTCCAATAGGCGTGGCGTACTTACAAAAAGTTCCTCCAAAGGTATAATGTTTCATATCCTGTGGATTGCTGCAGGCGTTATTTTTGGAATGTTGATTGCCTGTGTCATTGTTCCTCCTACTCGTGTTCAAACAACCGTTCCAACTCCTCATGATGAAGACCTCTTTCATACTGATACAGGATGTGTACGAACTCATGCAATTGAAGTCCCCTGTGGAGTTGAAGCAGATTCATTGAATCTACTCGCAAGTCTAAACAAGAAGTAATGCTAGACATCACAAAAGCGTTGGAACGTGCAGGTCCCTTTTTTTCGTTCATTATTGGACTCGGAATATCCGTCTTATTGTTTCATCGAAACTATGCTACCTATCGCACACTTGCCTTACCCCTAACTGAAATTGAATCCAAAACAGTCAAAGTGGATGGGAAGTGCTACAAGTATCGCGTGGAAGATGCGAGTTGCGAAATCCCGTCTCCTTCATAAACAATGGACGACTCAACTTCCCTCGACGCCCTACTCCCTTCGCCTCAACTCCCTCAATCTATGCCTCCCATGGCAGGTGTTTCTGGATCCGATCACATTCAGAGAACCCAGATGGCACCCTCTTTCAAACCTAGTCTCCCTATGATGCGTATGATGTGGGCAAACTTGACATTGTATATTTCGTTCTTTTTGGCAACGGTTCTTTTGTCATTGTCAGCACCTCGTGACCTATTGCTACGATACATTCCAAATGCGTATACTTCTGGAGGCGTTGTCTCTTGGCAAGGGGCAGGTGTTTTAGGACTTGCAGCAGTCGTTGTCTCTCATTTGCTCAACGTCTTTCTACTCAGTTTTCTGGGATAAAATGGAAGACATTTAAGTAGAACGGATTAACGTATATAAAATGACTCCTATTCTCTCTGATCAAGATATCAAAGATTTAATACACTTGCGAAACCATCAAGGTAAAATAGAGTTTTCAATCTACTTGCACTCTCTTTTAATGGATGCTGCTCGCAAACGAAATCTTAAACAATCATTTGTAGAGTGCTTAGAAGCAAGAATTGATCCTCAAATTGAACTCTGCACTTTGGACAGCACAATGAAGTTCCGTTCAATGATGTTTGATGTTGTAAGTGTTTTGAACGAATATTCAGTTCTTCAAGAACTTGAGAAGTTTTGTGGTAAATACATTCAAGCGTACTATTTCGGATCTGAGAACAATAGACTTAAAATCGCTCTAAAGTTTGCTCCTCCTCCTCCTAGTGAAACAAACCCATCCGTTGACCCACCCTTTACCGATCCAATTTGGGATAGACGTCTAGAAAAGGAGACGAGCTGGTGAATATTTTTTGACTATAGTGTATAATGGTTGAGATTAGGAACGCGAATCCGATCGCAGTGGATCTTCAAAACATCTACATATCTAATTTTGATTCTTATCGTGCTCTGGATGTTCCAGAGTTTAATCACGCTATCTTGAAGCTTGGTACAGATTCAACTCCCCGTTTACTTGCAGGT